AAATAAAGAAAACGCTAGGCTTTCCGGAACCGGATATGCAGATGTTGCTAAGGGGTATGAGGAGGTTATTGATATGTTTTCAGTAACCAAGACATTAACTCAAAATTTATTAAATCAATATTTTTTACCATCTCAAAACACTACTAGTGATGATTATTATTTAATTAATAGAGTGTTGTGTTTTACTGGAGGCCTATATCAAGGAGAGGCTGAAAAGGTTTCAAATAGCAAAATAACTTTGTTAAACACATCTAACCTAACTGCACCAAGTTTAATTTATCCTGCATATAGTTTGCAAGGATCATTTATAACAATATTCCCAGCACAGTTTAACGGAGCTACAGATATACAAGCACAGTACATAAGGTATCCCAAGGCACCTAACTGGACTTATATTAATGTTGCTAATGGGGAGCCAGCTTTTAATCAAAGTTCCGCAGACTTTCAAGATTTTGAATTATCACCAGACGATGAAACGTCTTTGGTGTTTAAGATTTTGCAGTATGCTGGAATGTCGATTAGAGAAATACAAGCTGCACAGTTCGGAGCTGAACAAGAAGTAATGGAAGAACAAAAAGAAAACTAATGGCATATTTATCTGAATATCAATACTATGACAATGCAGGAGCTGCACCATCTAATGCTAATTGGGGATCATATCAGTATGTATCTTTAACTGATATAGTGAACAATTTCATGTTGATGTATTCTGGTAATCATTCTTTAGTAAATAACGAGGAAAGATATAAGGTCCTGTTTCATACTAAACGTGGAATACAAGAGTTAAATTACGATGCGTTTAAAGAGGTGAAAGCTTTAGAGTTGAAAGTTTTTGATAACTTAGTCTTTACACTTCCATCTGATTATGTTAATTGGGTACGTGTATCGCTATATAAAGATGGATACTTAAGACCTCTTACTGAAAACATTCAAGTTAATTCTGCTGCTTCTTATTTGCAAAGTGCTACAGGAACTTTAAGTTTTAATACTGACGGAACAGTTCAGACTACAAGCTCTACCTTAGATACTGAAAGGGTATCAGGTGCTCAAAGAAGCATATATCTTAACAAGAATAATGGTGATAATAACTCAGCTGTTATTAATGCAGACAATCCAGATGGATGGAGAGATTATAATATAGGAGCTCGCTATGGTTTAAATACAGAGACAGCTAATTTTAATCCTACATTTAGAATAAATAAAAAAGCAGGAGTTATAAATTTTGACTCTACAATGGCTAATGAGCAGTGCGTACTAGAGTATATTTCAGATGGAATGGAAAGTGGAAATGATTCATTAGTTAGCGTAAACAAAATGTTTGAAGAATATTTGTATGCATATGTAAAATATGAAATATTAAACAATAAATTTGGAGTGCAAGAGTATATAATAAATAGAGCAAGAAAAGACAAAAGCTCTTTATTAAGAAATGCAAAAATTAGAATTAGTGATATTCATCCAGGAAGACTTTTAATGAGTCTAAGAGGGCAAAATAAGTGGCTTAAATAGCATGGCAAATACTCAAAGAAATTTTATCTACGGGAAAATGAATAAGTCTTTAGATGAAAGGCTTATACCTAATGGCGAATATATAGATGCCTTAAATGTAAGGCTTGGCTCTACTGAAGGTAGTGAAGTTGGATCTGTTGAAAACTCTAAGGGTAATACTAAAATGACTAGTTTGCAATATGAGCAGACTGGTAGTTTAACAGGACCGGTATTCTTAAGCTCAGAGGCTAGGTGTATAGGCGCTTTTGAAGACGGTAAGAGTAACCGTATATTCTGGTTTGTACATGATCCAGCATTTACTGTGGGAAATACTGGTAAATTAGATCTAATAGTTTCTTTTAATCCAACTACTCAAAACTTAACGTATCATGTAATTAGTATTGACGATGGGTTTAATTCTAATACTACTTTAAATTTTAATCCTAAACATCTAATAATAGGAGTGGATTTAGTAGATGATTTGTTATTTTTTACAGATAATCTGAATCCTCCAAGATTTATTAATATAACTCAAAACTATACCAATCCTTTATTTAATATTGATCAGGTAAGCGCAGAAGAGCTTATGGTGATTAAAAAGCCACCTATAAAAGCTCCATCATTAACCTTAAAGGCGCAGACAAATAATCAAGACGACTATCTAGAGCAAAGATTTATATGTTTTGCTTATAGATATCAGTACGGTAATGGAGAGTTTTCAGCCACATCACAATGGTCAGACCCAGCATTTGATCCGAATATATATAATTATAGTTTTGCTACAAACATGAATGAGGGAATGATTAACACCATAACCGGTGTTGATGTACTTTTTAATTCTGGTGGACCCTTAGTAAAAGCTATTCAGATTTTATACAAAGAGAGTACAGATACTGTAATTAAGGTAGTGGATAAACTTTCAAAAAATCTTCTAGGTTATGCTGATAACGAACAGTACTCTTTTGCTTTTGATAATAGTAAAATATTCACAGTTTTACCATCAACAGAACTTTTAAGGTTATATGACAATGTTCCTATAAAAGCTTTAGGTCAAACTATAATGGGCAATCGTTTAGTTTATGGAAACTACATTGAGGGTTACGATTTAAAAGATATATTTAATAATCCAGTTCAGTTAGAATACCAGGCTAATTTAATTGAAACATTAATTAGTAGCGTTACTTTAACTACTACAACTGAATCAGGAGTATATACATTTGGAAGTTCTCAGACTATTACAAACTCCGTTGGGGTAGTAGATTTATCAACGATTAATGTTTTAACTCAACTATTAGAAGGAACATCTTTAAATATAGATTTTACTTTTGAGCATTCAAAGTACGATCCAACTACTGGAGAGCCAACTACAGAAACTGAAAACACAGACATACAGTTTGTTTATTCATTACCTCAAGACTTCACGTCTATTTATGAGATGGTAGAATCAACAAGCTTTCAAAACGCTATAGGAACTGTTACCAATATTAAGCCTGTTTATGACTCAACTAATCCTAGCTCTTGCGCTGGGTTTACTTTAACAGACACTGTTAATTGTCGAATACCTACAACTCAAACTGTAGCCGCTGGATCTGTTGCAAAAGTTGAAAGTGGTATAACAGCCGCTGGACAGCCTATTGCCATAGTTGGTAATACTCCAAGCTCTAGTAGCATCAAACTACAGATGCCTGCTATGCGTTATGTTTCTGATCCTGCCGTTCCTAGCGGTGGATTCTATGAATATTATAAAATTATTTCTATAACAGCCGTATTTTCTACAGTGTCTAATCCTAAAAGTTTACACAGTAATAGGGGTTATGAAATTGGTGTAGTATATATGGATGAGTTTTTAAGATCATCAACAGCTTTAGTAAGTTCTAATAATACTATTAAGTTCCTTGCGCTAATTCAACTAGACAAAATGCAATACAGGTTACTATACCATGGGCTCAAAGAGCTCCATACTGGGCAAAGTATTATAAGTTTGTTATAAAGCCTAGCCAGTCAACTTACGAAACAATATATAGTGAAACTTTTTTTAAAGATCCACGATCTTCAAGTTATTATTTTTTGCTAGAAGGAGAGAATGCTGCTAAAGTAGAGGCAGGACAAAGACTTATAGTTAAAAGAGATAGCCGTGGAGGAGTTGAGCAATGCATTGAAGGAGTTATTATAGATAAAAAAGTTCAGTCTGAAAACTTTTTAAAAATTCGTAATCCTTTTGATACACGTTCACCAGAGCCAGATCCGCCGGATGATGATTATTACACTAATGTACCAGCAGGTGCTTATATGCAAATGGTACCTAACGGGTTTAATGTTACTTCATCAGAAACAGTAGGAGGAAATCGTGTAGCTCATCCTGCGATAACAACAAGTTTTCCAATACGAGATAAATCTGCAGGATTCCCTGTGGGACGTGCATTGGTTAGTGTTAAAAATCTTGATCCTGCTGCTACATCAACAAATCAATATATAGATTACAGCATTCCAGTCAATAGTGTTATTACTATAAGAATATTTCAAAACAGACAAGGAGACGCACTCGGAGGAATTAGTGGATGCCGAACAAGACTTAATACATATACATCACCAGACTTAATTTCTTCTACAAACTATACTGATTTTCAATCATGGTTTGAGGGGGATAATATAGGGGAATTAATAGAGGAAAATAGTGTGTTTGATAATGTCAATACAGATGGCCTCACTTATAATGTTTATGTACCAGGAACTCCTATTGATGGAACAGCGACAGGATTAAATGTAAGTGTACCGCCTGATAATATTGATAGAGATGTACAAAATCCATTTATAGCTGTAGGAACTTCAACAAATACATATCAATTTTTTAATGCTAATGACGGTTCTAAGTGGTTATTAGCAACTGGAGCTGTAAGCTGCAAGGGAGGTCTTGTAATTGGTGGTCACGCTTCTAATTGTGAAATGGAAATTACAGTAGAAAGAGCTAATAGCGGCGGAGTAATTGTTTTTGAAACTTTACCATCCAATGCTCTACCTGACATTTGGTATGAAAATAATTTACAGTTTAATGTAAGCGCTAATGGTCAGCATGAGGGAACGCAAAGTAATCAAAACGTTCAAACTCAAATTTCTGCTGTTGTTGATACTGGATTTTTTAATTGTTATGCTTTTGGTAATGGAGTAGAAAGTTATACCATCAGAGACTCTATAAAAGGTGAAGCTTTAGCCCAAGGTAATCGTGTAACTACCACTTCTGCGCAAGAGTATAAGGAGGCTCATAGGTTTGCAGACTTAACTTATAGTGGACTATATAATGACGAGTCCAATGTCAATAGGCTTAATGAGTTTAACTTAGGTCTTTTAAATTTTAAGCCTTTAGAAGATTCATTTGGATCAATTCAAAAATTATTTGCTAGACAGACAGATATCCTTACTCTTCAGGAGGATAAAATATCTTACGTTTTAGCAGGAAAAGATTTGTTAACAGATGCTGCAGGCACAGGATCATTAACCTCTGTTCCTACTGTATTAGGACAGCAGATTGCTAGGCTTGAAGAGTTTGGAATAAGCAGAAATCCTGAAAGTTTTGCAGTGTTTGGGGCTGATAAGTTTTTTGCTGATGAGCAGCGAGGAGCTATTATACAGTTAAAGGGGGGTGCATATAATAATGAGTCTCTTACTGTAATCTCAGAGTTTGGAATGCGTGGATGGTTTAGAGATTTATTTCATGATAACTTTGATGCACAGAAGTTAGGTGGATTTGATCCGTATATGAATGAGTATGTATTATCTGCCAATAGTATAACACTACCTTTTGTAGGTAACTGTGATTTATGCGGTAGCTCTAGAAATATAACTATTCCAGTAGGAGAGCAAATATCTTATTGCGTTAATGTAACTCAAGAAACTGGTACTGTTAATATAGAGTATATATTACCAAGTGGTGGTAATACAAATGTTATATCGGAGGCTAATACTCCTAACGTATTAGCTGGGTTGGTAGAGTTAATAACAGAAACTAATTCTGCAGCCGCATCAGGAAATGATATTGGTACTGAAGACGCGTCTATAAATAATGACTATACAATTACCGCTTTATATAACGGAACCTCTACAAGTGTAACAACAAAAGCAAGTGGAATATTAAGCGTTCCTAAAGATTCCGTGTATGCTGAAGACATGACTATATTGGTTTCGTCAAATAGCACAACGGCAGATACCATTGAGGTTGTTGTTGGGTGTGCTGTACCTGATCAAATAACAATTGTACAAGTTGGAATCGGAAGTAATGCAGATAGAGGAAAATTTATTCACAATGAATACAGGTGGCAAGACGGATTATTTACTTCTCCTTTACATCAAGAGCCAATGGAGTTTGCTAGTGGACTTAATAATCCTTTAGTGTCTCAATACCTCTCTTTGACCGGAGGTCAGGGTGCAGGAGTTATACCTGATGATGCAGCAGTAGTAAGTATTATTAGCAACAAAATAGCGTTTGATAATTATGACTTTAATCCTAACACAAATAATTTTAGATTTTTAAGATCAGGAACATTTTACGGAAATATAAATGCTGACATTATTGCTTTATTAGCAGCATCAACCACTGCAACTCCCGTAAGAAATAATTCACCAGAATTTTTTGCTAGCTTTACAATGCCAAGTGGAAATACGGAGGACTATTTATATTTAATATATGACTACAGAAATTCTACTGAGGTACAATTATGTTACTCAGATGTAAGCTTAACTGATGTCTGTTGTGTGGGTT